TGTCTTCTGGTGTTAAACTGCTTTCTAATTCTTTCTCTACAATATTAAGTAAGAAAGTCGTTTTACCTGTGCCCGGTGGTCCGTAGATCTTTTTTATTTTAGAATGGGACATCATCTTTTACTTTCGGTACATTCAATTTGTTTTCTATTTGAGGTCGTGGGTCAGGAATAAAGAATAAATTCTTTGTAGTATTCTTGTTGACACGATGAAGCTTTGAGTCACCGCCTTTGTCTCTAATTAGTGATCCCATTTGTGTAGTAGAGAACTCTTTGAACTGAATCTTACGTAAGTATCTCTCCAAGCTTGATAACTGAAAATACATCTTACCTTCACTCTTCCACACACAGTGGTTCAAGACATCTTCTATCTCATCGGCAATAGCTTGATTATATAAGAAGTCTTCCAAGTGAGAATAGAACCTACCCTCTTTGGTTACTTCCTTAGGCATCTTTATTATCTCGCATTGTTCCAGCAGTTCTCTGATTCGTGCCTCGTAATCTCTCTTAGACATTTCTACGGGTAAGCTAGTATGTGTCTCTAAAACTTTTTTTCTAAATAATCTCTGGTCCATCAGCTCATCTGTGGTGACCGTGATCCGTGATCCGTCTACATCGAGATGCCATACAGACTCATCGGACTCTAGCTTTGTAAGATTAGCTATGTCCATCTCTACATCATCACGACCAATACCAAACTTTCTGATACGACACTTGGAACTATCACAGTGAGATCTCATTGGTACGTCCTTACACTTGTAGCCGTAGTCTTTTTTTTCGTGTTGATCTATCTTGAGCTTAACTTGATCGTAACCCATCGGTGGTTTGCAGTACGCTGTGTTAAATTCCATGACTTTAGTTTGCCACTCACCTGGTCCATACTTCTTCTTGGCATAGACACAGTAGTGAAATACCACATCATCCCTCGATCCTTCGAAAATACCCATGTTTTGGAGTATTTCGATGCATGGAGGGCCATCAAATGTGGTCTTTTTCTGTTTTAAGGGCTTTACAGATAGGTTTTTAAGTTGTTCATGTGTGATAGCCTTCTGAGAAACAAGATCGAAGAACTCTTCCATGGACAAAGCTTGCCCAGACGCGTCCATTGCGTATCTTCCAGACAGATCTCCCTTGAAATAGGGTAGGTTGAGAAAGTTTCCTGTGTCTCCACGTTCGGCATTGAGTGTTTCTTGTTTTGGAAACACCTCGCAGTCTGCAAAACCGAGTACAGAAGCAATCTCTGTTAATTTTTTAATAGCATCTTTTGCAGGGACAGGCTCTGCAAAGAAAATAAATAAATGAAAACCTCCCGATTTAGATCGGCAAGGTATAATAGGTAGATTTAATTTTGTGTATTTGTCAATTGTCTTACGGACATCTATAGAATAGTCGTCCACATCAATACAAGACCAACTGCAAGTAGAATCATCACGGATGGGGATGATGCCAAGAGAAGGATCACTACCTTCCACATGGTCTCTCCAGTGTTTGTCTGTGACTTCTTCTTTGATGATATAAGCTTTGCCACCGACCTTACCAGTTTCTTTAGTTTCACCTTTATAAAATACTCCATGTGCTCTCGTTAGCCCACTAAAGACTTGTTTAAATTTTTGATACGCTTCCATATGTAAAAGGGGGCCGAAGCCCCCTCAATAATTAAAAAGGATTCTCGTTGTCAGTTTTTTCTGAGCCTGTGTTTTCTTGCTCATAATTAACTTCAACGCCACCTTTTTTCACTGACGCATGAAATGCTTTGCCTTCGGCATAGACATCTGCTGAGACAGGATCACTCCTTTTAATATCCCAGCCATACCAGTCACCTTTGTCATTGGTTTGTGGCTTTGTGGTAAGAGAGTATGTGTAATACCAACTAGGAGGGTTAATGACTTGTTCGCCATTCTTTACCTTCGCAGCCATGACAAGACTATTCCATTTTCTGGATTTGGATAGTCCGCTCACTTTCATTGATATAAGGACTTGGCTAGTAAGACCTTCTCTGTCAATAAGGAGGCAGTAATGATTGTGAGTCCGTTCGAGATAAGTGCCCTCTGGAAGCCTAGCTTTACCCAGCTCATCTTTTTTGGTTTTATCCCAGAGCGGGGTATCCACAGGATGCACGATAGGGGCTGAAGAACCTGTACCTCTATCTGTCCATTCTAATGCTACGGGTTCAAAGTAACATGGTACGACCGAAATACCTCCAGCACCGTCAAATAATTCATCAGTGACAGTGTTGAAAATCATGCCCTCTTCTGCTCCGTCTACATATTCTTTCTTTTGCTTTTTAGTCTGCGGAGACATAGAGCTAAGAATTTTAAGAAAAGGTATTTGGATTGTATCCATGTTTACCTCTGATAGACCTTGACCTGCATCCTGTGCTACCAACGATAAGTCGATAGAAGGTGCAGCAACGGCAGTAGTGCTTTTGGTCGCTACTTGTTTTTTGGTTGTTGCTTGTTCGTTCATTATTTTTTTCCTTTTATTATTTTGGTTTCTGGACGTATGAAGATCCCAAAGAGATCGTCAGGGTCCGTTAGTCCCTCTTCGTGGCGCTTTTTAAGAGTCGCCTTCAGTGTCGAGGGGTGCACTGATTTTTTCACGTCAGGGGTGATACCGAAGTTCTCTTCTATATATCCAGCTAAATCTCCAGCCATGTTGTCTTCACCCGTTCCGAAACTTGTTGAAACTTGATTCTTGATTATATCACCAAGATCATTGCTTCTTAAATAGTCTAATGCTTCATCTTCTCTTGCTTTTGGTATCCTACAATGAAATCCGTCCTTTACAGTAACCTTACTGCCGTCAGCCATTGTTGTTTCATTAATACCTAATTCCTGCATCTTGACAGGTATTGTATCAGAAGAAAGAATGTCTCTTTCTTTTTTTAATTCTTTTAATGTGTCTTCCATATTCTCTATTTCAGACTCTAAATTTATTTGTTTTTGAATAAGTTGACTGAGTGCTGAAACTTCTCCATCTTGTAAGTTTCTTAAATCACCAGCGTCTTGTTTAAGATCGTCAAAGTCAATTACGTTAGCCATATTACCTCCTTTGTCGAACAGCTTGGGAGGGATAGTTTCTCACCTCCAACTTTCAGGACACAGATGAACGGTTTCTCCACCCTACTTGTACCAGCTATGAGGCTACCAGGCATTTGCCCATCCTTCCCCAATCCCTGTGCGTTACGCCTCTGTTGAAAACGTTTTTCCGCCACAAGCTAGAAGTGCCAGCTAAGCACTTCATTGTTCGTTAGAAATGTTATACTTGAAATCCTAACAAAATGCAATATATTATTTTTATATGGCTAACATTTTTTTGAAGGAACCTTTCAAACATCAAAAGGATGCGGTTGCATCGTGTCATAATACAGACATGCACAACTATGCATACCTTATGGAGATGGGTACGGGTAAAACACTTACAGCATTAATAGACTTACTATTGTTGAATAACAAAGACATTGTTGAGTGTGCCGTGGTCCTTGCTCCGAAGTCCGTGTATCGTAATTGGATGAAAGAGATTAACACATTTATATCTAGTGACTATGACTACAAAGTAAATACATGGGAACCTTCTATGATAGATCCCTACACAAAAGAAAACTTATCCACAGAAAAGTTTTTCGTTGCTGGTAGAGAATCAAAACTACACGTCTTTTTGATGAACATCGAATCTCTTTCTACACCCAAAGGTATGAATTATTTGTCAGCTTTTTTATCTCGAAAAGATTTATCTAGAACTATGATGATCGTTGATGAAAGCACTACAATAAAAACACCTACAGCCAAACGAACAAAGAATTTAATTAAGATCACCAAAGATATTGCATACAAAAGAATTTTAACTGGTACGCCAGTAACAAAGAGTCCTTTAGATATTTATACTCAGTTTGCTTTCTTAGATACAAAGATACTAGGTCAGTCAAACTATTATGCTTTTCGTGCTAGATACGCAAAGATAATTAATAGACCTACATCAGGGGGTCGTCACTTCCCTTTGATAACAGGCTATCAACGTTTAGAAGAGTTAGAAGAAAAGATATATACACATGCCTTCCGTGTAAAAAAAGAAGAGTGCACGGACTTACCCGATAAAGTATATCAGAAAAGATTTGTAACTATGAGTGAGAAACAACTTGTAGCTTATGAATCATTGAGAAGAAACGCAATGTTTATTTTCAATGACAATACAACCACATCTGTGAACCGGCTCTCACAGATTGTTAAGTTGCACCAGGTATGTTGTGGATTCACTATCAACGATGATGGTGAAATCCATGACGTGCCTAATAAAAGATATGATGAACTGTTAAATGTCCTAGAAGAGTCTGACGGTAAAGTAATTATATGGGCAAACTACAGACATAATATCCAAACAATAACTCAAAAACTAAAGGATAAATATGGTGATACTTCGACTGCGGCTTTTTATGGTGATACAGATAATCAAGTACGGATGGATCTTGTCGAAAATTTTCAGAACAAAGGACATGATCTCACGTACCTTGTCGCGAACCCTAAGACTGGTGGATATGGAATCACTCTTACTGCCTCTCACACTGTTGTGTACTTTTCAAACAATTATGATCTTGAGATAAGACTACAAAGTGAAGATCGTGCTCATAGAATAGGACAGAAGAATAAAGTGACTTATGTTGACTTTGTTTGTAAAGGAACTGTTGATGAAAAGATATTAACTGCCTTGAAGAACAAGGTTGACATAGCCAGTCAAGTTATGGGTGATGAGTTGAAAAGTTGGATTACTTAGTATTATTCTTTAACTTTTAAATCTGTAGCTTTTTTTGAATTTTTAGCAGATCTAGCTTTTTTATTTTTACGTTTGATGGCTTCAGCGCCACCAACTACTGCACCCACAGTGCCTACCATACCTACAGTTCCTGCAGTTTTATCAGACATTTTACCTACTTTGCCAATGCCTTTTTTTAAGGCCTTACCAAACCCTCTTAGTGCAATGCCTACGACACTCATTTTAGTTAGGGCTTACGTTATAGCCAAGACCTTTTTTAGCAGCACCGCCACCTCTAGCCTTACCTCTAACTATTTGCATTTTACCAGAGTCAACAGTTGTTGCATTTTGTACAACCACTATTCTTTTTGGAGTATTTACTGTTTTATTTTTTGCCATTCTTTGCTCCTTTTTTAATAACACCACGACCTATAAGGATGTCTTTTCTAGTAACTTTACCATCTCCGCTCAGGTCTGGAAACTTCTTTTTCATTGATCCACCTTTAGCTTTTTTAACAGGTTTCTTGTCTGTTATATCCATTTTTCTAATGGCATTATCCATAGCTCTTTTTGACAAAGTGCCATTCTTAACAGATCGTGCTAAAGCACGTTCGATGATACTGCGTATACCTGAAGATGCTCTTTTCATTACTTTTTCTTTCTAAGAATAGAAGGAGTGTCAAAATCTTTCATATCTATTTCTACAATCGTGCTTAGATCTTCAATTTCAATATCAGATTTCTTTCCTAATTTAGACTTAGACTTTAAATTTATACCTGAGAAAGTAACAGGTTTAGTATTTCGAAGTTGTTTTTTTCCACCTTTAATCATAACGAATCCTACCTCTATACGTTAGTCTTTGCAACTATTTCTGCAAGACTTTCGCACCTTTTTGTTGTTTGTTTATGCCACCTGGAATCTTTCATCTCAGTAGCCGCGTCTTTCCAGCGTTTCTCACGCATGGCTTTCCACATGTTGGAGAACTTACGGACACCATTTGTTCCCAGTTGATAGACCATTTCAAGAATGACCTCTGATACAGGTTGAGGTAAATCGTGACCAACACATTCGTCAATAAGCAGATCAGCCCCCGCAGCAGCTCTGTTTAAATCAATATCGAATAGCTCATCAACTTCTTCCATGGAGATTTCTACACCTTCAGCGTATCTTTCTCGTTCGTGGGACTGAATAAGGTGGCCTATACCGATGGTGGCCTTGCCCAAGCTGTCCAAGTACATTTGAGTGCGGACTCCTTCGTGTAAACGGACCCTCGCTTTCAGGTCATCTGTTAAATCTATCATGTGTTCTCCTTATAATTTGTATGTTTTCTTTATATCTAAAATTCCAGCAGGTTTCAACATATTTGCTTGCAATAAGTTAGGAATACCTCCTGTGCTCTGTGGCATAGGATCAAAGAAACCTTGAATAAAAGGATCTGGATCTCTTGGATACACTTCTCTAGGATCAATTACAGGACCATACATCAGTCTATCCTGCATGGTTGTGCCTTCCATCATTCCATCTGCTCCAGGTAAATCTACAACATCTGGTTCACTAGGTATTGGTCCTTGTACTTCAGGTATAGGAAAAATTTGACCTCTTTGGTCCATGGTTCGTGGTCTTACATTAGGCTCACTGGGAATTACTTTTTCTTCTTGTCGTAATTTAAATTGTGTAGGCGGTGGTCCTTCAGCCAATAATTTGGTGCTAGGATCTCCACCATCCTGCATTGGTATAGGCATCACACGAACAGATGCTACTCCACCATCAAATTTCTTTCTTTGTCTCATGGTAATTGATTTATCCCTCCGCTACCGTATTGAGATTCTAAGGCATCGTCTACAGAACCAAAAGCTAAATCTGATCTAGCCTCAGGTTTTATTTTTTGTCCAAGACCTAAACTTTGATTAATTAATTTCATAGGATCATTATCTTTTAGAAATGCTCCCGCATCTTGTAAAGCGGCTGGAAATCTTGGTTGTAATCTATCTTCTATCTGTCTACCTACTTCTAAGTCTTCTGGACTCATTGTTCCTTTGTTAAACATTTTGTTCATTATATCCATCTGTTCATCTCTTGCAGGAGGAGCTTCTACTCCTGTTTGAGGAGCTTTCATTAAGCTTAAGATAGATTGTTCTACTTGATTTACAAAATCCATTTGTTCTAAATCATCTTCAGTTGGAAGTGTTGCATTAGCCCAGTCTAATAATATTTTTTGATTTTCTTTTGAAACAGTAAAAGGTTTTAAACCTTCTTGATCATCACCAGGTTCTCCTAACGCTTTAGTTACCGCTGATCTTCTTGCTATTTCTAAACCACCGTCTTCTAAAACTTCTGAAAAGGCTTTTAAAACTTGTGGATCTGTCAAGATACTAGAACCATATCTTAGTAATAAAGGAATCATTAAAGGAACAATACCTCCAGATAAAACACTAGCACCTGCTCCTGCCGCTCCAAATAAAAACAGTCCTTTGAAACCACCTAAAGTTACACGTCTACTAACAAACTTTGCAGGATCTCTTTGTACAAAGCTACCTGCTCTTTCTGCGATATCTAAAAATCTTGTTATATCTTTTACATTGGTTCCTGTACCCTTTAAAGCTATCTCAAGTGTAGCTCTACCCTCTTCAGTTGTTAAACCTAAGTTCCTTGCAAAAGCATCAGGATCGAATTCTACTGTTCTAAATCTAAATAATTCTCCTGAAGGTGAATTAGCTCCACCTTTATATCCATACTTAGCTATTTCAGAAGGATTTAAATTCTTTAAATTTTTATAGTCACCCATAGTTGAAGCAACCGGTAGTCCACTAAAAGATTTTTCTAAAGCTTGATCATAAAGTTTTCTGACAAGTTTTTTAGATCCTGCATTAGGTCCCATGGAGATTACTCTTTCAGTAGTTGTAACATTTTTACCAAAGTTTGGATTTGCAGTACCGTCAGGTAAGGTGACATTATCATCTAATTTAGTAACTTTAACTTGTTTAAAAACACCCTCTTGATTACCGGCAAGTCTATATGCCTCTAAATTAGCTTTTGGTGTTTTGGTAGCGTTGACTAAAGCTTGCATTAGATTTTCATCTTTTCTAGCCATACCTAATAAATTATCTACTAACGCTGCCTTACCAATTACACCTTGTGATGTCTGTGCACCAGGACTAAATATTGCTTCATTAACTAATCTGAATTGATCTGCAATAGGTCCATCATACTTTGGAGAAATTGCAAAAAGATAATCATTAGCTGTTGTTAATTTATTCATTGCTGTTTCAAAAACAACTTTGTCAACATCATCATTGATATTAATTAATTTATTCATGTCGTGATCCATAGCTAAACCTAATTGAGTAATTCTAGAACCTTCTCTAACAGGTACATTACCTTTACCTTCAATTTTAAAATTGCTTTGAAAGTTACTAAACATTTCTTGAAGCGTTCTTGCTTGTTCAATTGTTATACCTTCAGGATCTAAACGACTCATGGTTTCATAAAAAGTTCTAAAAGCTTCTTTTGATTGATCACCTGGAAATCTAAATTGGTAACCTCTTGTGCCGGGCATTGCTCCAGATAATTGATCAACAAAATCTTTTGCCAATCTCATAACATTATCAACTTTTATAACTTTTTTGCCTGCGAGCTTTTGTGAGTATTCTCCAAAATCTTGATAGAGTGCTCTAGAAATTGTTATGGTATCTTCATATTCTTTTCTCGCTAGTTTAGATAAATCACCACCCAGTGATGCCATAGTTTGAAAAGGTGCAAAATTGTTTCCCGCTACTTTAAAATATTGTCTTATTGCTTCGTTACTGCCTTCTTTCGCAGTTCTAAAAGGAGTACCTACATAAGGAAAGACACCTAAAACTTCTGAATAACCTTTCCAAAAAGAGCTGTTTGTAGCTTGTATAATACCTAAAGGCATTCCGTAAGTCTCAGCTACCTCTAACATTTTTTTATACTCAGGATTTTTATTATCTAAACCAAAAAGAACTCTACCAACTGCTGGTTTAAAATGTTTGATCAGTGGTCCGAGGGACATGGCTCCTCCTGTAAAGGCTAAGTTCATATAGGCATCTTTTAAAAACTTTGCATTTTGAAGTTCTTGACTTTCTAAAGGAAGGTCATTGAGATGTCTTAAAATTTGATTTGTAAGTTCGTAAACTTGTCCTCCTGCCTGAGCACCTAAAGCATCAGCACCAGCTAACTTTGCAATTGCTGCTCCTGTACCACCTGTTGGTGCAGTCAAAACACCTGCAGCTCCCATAGCACCAATGGCTCCAGCCATTTCAAAAGAGGGTTTTGATACTAATTGATCAGGAATAATTCTATCTAGTCCTGGTATATATTTATCACCAAATTCTTGAGCTGATTTAAAATAGTAATTAGCAGGATCTTCAATAAGTTTCATACGTTGATTTACATCAGCTACTCTTTGAGCAATCTCTGCATAATATTTTTTTGTACCAGCTTCGTAAGGTATATCAGCAATAACTGTAGATGCGGGCACCTTACCTAAACTATTTAACATTTGAGCAGCTTCTTGTGCTGAAACATCTTGAGGTATGCCATAATAATTTCTGACCTCTTGTAATTCGTCAGGTGTTGGTTTCGTTGGATCTTTGAATCTAAAAGTGTGAGCGTTTGGAGTACCAGGAAGAATAGTTACTAATTGTTTATTAGTTTGACTTACTTCAAATAAACCTTGTTGATTATTTACTTCAGCCATTATGTTCCCTCTCCAATTAAAAATACATCTCCGTTATAAGACGGGTTTTCTTCAGGGTCTCTAACAGGTGATTGTTCAACATCTTCATTGATGTTAGGTGCAATTTGTGGTGGTGTGGTAACATTGGTAGGACTGATAAGACCTTTGTATATCTTGTAGCTTTCAACATTTTCATCGTTTTCTCTATCCAAGATAAAGTTGCCATCTCCTGTTTGTGCTCTACTAACAAAGTCATCCTGACCTTGCCTCAAGAAGCCCATTAATTCTTGTAATTGTGTTCTTACAAACTCTGCAGACTTAAAGCCTTGCAAATTAACTAACTGTGAGGCTCTTTTAATATCATCCACGTTAAGTCTACCTGTAGGTTTAAGCGCACGAGCGATAGAATAAATAATTAAGTTTTCTCTTACTTTGTTTCTAGCAAACGTAGCATCATATCCTTTTACATTCGCATAAGTAGAGGGTCTAAAAAAGTCATCTATAGACATTGTTTTGGTAATATCATTTTCGGTGAAAGGACTCAAATCATCTAAAGCAGATCCATACCCCTTTATAACTACTGTTGCAAACTTTTCTTCTTCGCCCGCAGGTAGAGGGTAATTAATTTTATCTCTTTCATACAATTTTTCTGCTTCGCTTACTAATTGATTACCAGCTCCTGGAAATATTGCATTTAAAGCATCTTCAAAAGTGAATTTTGTTTCTTGTGTAAATGCGTTTATAGCCCCTTGAATACCAAATCTTGACTGCCCTGTATCACCTTCATATTTTTTATCCTCGATAAGCATCTTCTCAAGAATGTTTGCAGATCTACCCAAAGTATTAAAGTCACCTAAAATTTCTGCTGTCTGACTAAAGTTAGGTTGACTTGCGGCTAACGCAGCATCTGTTTGTGGTGTTTCTTTAGGTGAGAAATAAAAATTAGGCATTCCTAATTTTGGATCTACAGGTATAGGAACGTCAAATATTGTTTGACCTTGCTCACCTGGTCTTGCTAGAAAATATTCGTATTGTCCTGTATTAGGATTAAAAACTCTACGACTTGCTGCAACGGTTGATTCATCTCCTACAGTGTAGGTAATATTTTGATCTATTCTTCCTGGATTTGAATACAAATCAAGAGCTGCTTTTTGTTTATCTCTTAGTGTATTTATTTCAAAGTCTGCTGCTTTCAGTTGTAAGTCCTGTGTAAAACCTAAAAACTTTTGTAAATAATCATCGTCCATACCCATTTTCTTTAGGAAGAACTCAGACTCTTTCTCCAATACTGCCGCGTTTTGTTCTTGCATAGTTGCAACAGCAAGCTCTTTCATTTTTAAATTATGTGCAATCTCTGCAGTTTTTTCTGCAGTCTCTCTGTCTATATATTTACCTGTAGACTGAGCTAATACATCAAAAATACCTGCAGCACCCTTGTAAGGTGTTCTTGCATTTATAGAGTCAATTAAAAAATTAAATGTTTTGTCAACCGCTTTTGTTTTTGGAAGAGGTCCTATTTGAGATTGTAATTCTGCTAAAGCTTCATCAAAGCTTACTCTTTTACCCAGACCCATTTGTTGAGCTATAAAGCTGGCGTTCTCTTCAGAAGCTTGTCTAACAGGTAAAAACTCTCCTGCATAATCTAAAGCCATTTGATTAAAATCTGGTGTTTGATCAACCATTTGATTGGCTAAATCTTGATTGATCACATCTTTAGCTTGATTAACTTGTTTTTGTTCTGCGTCAGCTACACTAAAAGTTCCGCCTGCAACACCCTCTACAGGTTGTACTGGTTGAATAGGCTTTATGCTAAAGTCTGTCTTAAAAGTGTTTAGGGTATCAAATCCTGAATCGCTCATGTTGCCCCCTTAAAACGCTTGTCTTCCGAACGCTCCTATGCCTGCTAATAGCGGGTTACCCATTTGCTGAGGCGTTGCGCCTAAGGTTGGAAACTGACCAATAAGTCCAGATTGAAATTGTAAAGCTTGATAAGGTTGCATAAACCTTGCTAATTGATTTTGATTTTGTTGATCGAACTGAGCCTGCTGTGCTTGTTGCTCAGTTATACCAAGACTACTTAATGTTGAAGCTAAGCTACCAGTTGCTGCAGGTGCATTAACACCAAACTGTCCAAACATTTGACCTATGCCACGAGATGCATCCGCACCCGATAATTGTGTTGCTGCCAAATTTTGTTGTGCTCTTCTTTGATCTTCAAATGTTTTCTGTGCTTGTTGTTGTGCTTGACCATATCCACTAGAAAGTAAACCTGCAAGACCTCTACCAAGTTGATCTTGAAACCCTCTTTGTGCTTCTGCTTCAACGACACCTTCTCTACCTCCGCCAAAAGCTCCTGCACCAATTGCTCGTGCCGCTCTGTTTTGACCAGAAATATTAAATTGTCTTTGCATTTCTTTTGTGTACTCATCAATTACTTGTGATTGATAAGGATTCATAAATTGTTGATAGGACTGTGGATCGTAGGCCCCGGTTGTTTGACCGGCAGTTGTCATAGCATTACCTATAGCAGCATTGGCACCTTGTAGTGCTCCTACACCCATGTTGAAATAATCAGGCATGCTTGTTGCTGCATTTGAAACTAAACCTGTAGCCTGTGAAACTGCATCTGAAACACCTGCAACATTACCCACTGGTACAGGGTTTGTTTTCATATAGTCAGGAGAAGTTATAGCCTCTCCCGCTTTAAGAACGTTTCCGTATGCTTGAGATAATAATTCTTCAAAAGTTGCCATTACATCCTACCTATTCCCATGTTGTCTGCTTTGTTTTCTAAGCTGTTCATCATACTGTACATTTTTTTAGTACCTTCGTTTCTATCACCATTACCAGCAGCCATAACTGCTTGTTTAGTCATTACAAATTCGCCATCGGAAAGCATTGCAGGAATATCGTCAGATTGACCGTTACCTGGACCGTTAATCATACCGTCTTTTTCAGGAAAGTCTAGAATACCTCCTTTTTTATATTCAAGCGGAGTATATACATCTGTTATTTTTGTATCACCTGTTAAATAAGGATTTTGATTTGGGTCATATAAAGCTTGTGCTTGATCTTCGCCTAACGCTGCTGCTGCAACAGAAGACCCAATGGCTCCAAGCCTTAAAATATTTCCATACTTTTCAAAAAAATCTGCATTTCTAACGTTACCATTTTCATCCATTACGGTGTCTTTGATTAAACCTAATCTTCTCAATAAACCTGGATCTTCTTTAATTTGATTAACTAAATTATCTGCATTACCTAATGATAAATTAGTAGAAGCATTTGAATAATTTACTTTAGGTTGCATCTCCATAGTAGGAGAACCTAATGCGGAAGCATCTCCTATAGTAAAACTACCACCTCCGCCGCTGACGCCTGATGATGGTTGTAAATTTTGTATAGCGGGTGCAATTTGTCTTGGTTGCATACCTAGGCTTTGTTGAGCACCTCCCATAAAACCTCCTGGTTGACCTAAATTTGAAATACCACCTAGTGCTGTTCCGTAGGCCACGTTTCTTAAAACGTTAGCGGGTTTGTCACCACTAAGTAGACCCAAACCAGCTTGAGTAAGCATCGGATTCGCTGCTGCAAATCTTCCAATACCACCTAATGTGCCACTCATACCTGCCATACCAGGTAGAAGTAAACCAATACCTAGTTGTCCTACTGGACTTCTGACTAAATCTTTTGCTGCTTTAAATATCTTTTTAAACATGTTCTATTCCGGCAGTGTGTGTGCTCCTGCAAATACATTAGGAGCTGTTACGTGAACATCTCTTCTAATATCTGCTTCTGTTGTGTCTGTCTCTGAGTTGTCAATATCTGCCTGACACTCTTCGTGTGAACTGTATTCTTGACCTGTTTTTATGTTAGTCACAGTAGTTTCTACTTTAGCACTATAAACAGGGATTCTCTTACCGCCGATCTCGTCATACCGTAAGATTTTTGCTTCGTCTACAATTTTTGCCATAGTATAGTTTTATAGGCGAAAAACTATGAAATCAATAGATTATTTGTCTGAGGTTTTAAAACCTAAGTTACCTGATATAGATATTCGATATTCATCTGAAGTATAAAAAGGATAGACCATATGGTTTAAGTCTGCAGGAAATAAAGCAATCTTGCCTTCCCATTCCTTGTCAACTGGTAAATCTTCAGTGTGTAGCCTTCCATCAGGAGCTGAAAATAAAAAAGCAAACTGACCTGCTTTTTGATTTTTTTCAGTCATATTTGGAAAATTAGCCTTTTCATCTTTCAAAAGATAAGGAACCTTATGCCATATCACAAAACTAAATAAACCATCGTGAACATGAGGAGGGTTAAATTCATATTTCTTTTGAAAGTTTACCCATAGATCAAATAGTTCTATATCTATAGTTTTATAATTAAACATAGAATGAGCTTTTTTAATATAACCAGGATGTTTATCTCCGTGTGCTCTTACCATTTGCATGAGAAAAGGAGATATTATGCTTATACCTTCTCTGATGCCAAATTCGTTTTTGATTGAACCAGCAAGTTTTTCATTGTAAGCAGGTTTATTTTTTTTGTTTATAATTTTGTCTAATTTTTTTAAGATATCTTTAGGTACGTCAGATAGTATGTACATTATTGCCCTTCCATAATAATTGACTGCAAATCAGATGTATACCAAATTGCTAATACAAATCTTTTTCCTTTTGTCACAGGATTAACACTATGTAGATATTTTTTTCCATCAAAAAAAACGGTTTTTCCTATTTTGGGTTTAATAACTACACCGTTTTCAAAGACTGTTTCTCCACCTAAATACTCTTCATTTAAATATGTAATTGATGTCAAATTTGTGGACTTCCTAGCTTGATCAAAATGCATTTTTTGTTTAGAGTTTTCTTTCCAAATAGTAATTTCAATTTTTTCTGGAAAAGCAGTCACACCTCTTAAACCTAAAAAATTAGTAAGATAGGAGATTATTTTTCTTGTAAAAGGTAAATCATACTTTGGAAGTTCAATAACATGGATATCTCGAAAAGGCACCGCTTCATGTTCCTTTGCTAATGCAATGTTAATTAGAGATTGAGAAACTTCTTTATTTAAAAAATCCTCTTCAATTAAAATCATTTATTGTTGTTGTTTTATCTCCAAAACAGATACTTCAATCATAGCTCTTGAAGCAGCATTGGCTTGAACTTTTAAAGAGTCACCCTCAGCGTACACCATGCTTGTAGATATTGTATTGGTATCACTAGCAGATACATCAACTTGAAATACTTGAAAGTCTGCACTGCCATTATTGTGATCAACATTAACAGTCACTGCGTTAGATCCATCGTAATTATGAGTATTAATTGTTTTTACAATAAAAGTAGATACAGGAACTGGAGGTGTTGCAGCTACGTTAGCCGTTGGCACTGTAAATACAGTAGTTAAATCTGTGGTTGTAACATTTGCTATAAATCTTTTGAATACGTCAGCCATTTAAAAACCACGTTCTTCTTGTGGCCTCCTCTTGCGTGTCTAGTGTATATTGAGTATTTAATTGTTGAATCATTTCTTCAAGTTGTCTTATGAGTTCCGCAGCTTGTGCTGCATCATATTCAGGTCTTGGATCTGGAAATCTTTGTAATACTAATTTTGCCATATTAACTTAACACTTTACATTAATATTGATAACGCACCTAATATTTTCTTTTGGTTGATAGGCAGTATGCCAATGATTACCATCAAACATTAAAAGTCTACCTTTTTTGGGGCTAACTTGTTTTATTATTTTTGCAGATTTATTAATTTCATCTTTTTTTTCAAATAAAACAGTATCACCATCTGAATCACAAACATAATAAAGAAAAACAAGATGATCATATTTTAAATCTACATGAGGAGAATCGTAAGAATCAAAATTACCTTTAAGAGGTAATTGTAAAAAACTTCTAGCTTGTATGATTTCTCCTTTTTTACCTATTATTTTTAAGCTCTCTTCAGCTATCTTATCGACTAAAAAATAATAATCAGATATGCGAACTCCAGTCGGTCTGTAATAAACATGAGAAAGAGCAGGTCTAGGACTTCCTTTTGTTTTTCTGTTTGTTACATCTCTAGTAAAGTACCAAGGAAACTCCGACTCTATTATTGTTTTAATAAAATAATCTTCGTGTTCTTGAGAAAGAATATTATCGTAAACTTCAATCAACCTTTTTTATCTTCTACCGTCTGGCTGTATATCAAATCTTTGAGTGCCTAATCTCCAAGCAGTTCCTGTAGTATTAGAAACAACATTAACAGTAAATTCTCTGCCTCTACCTCTTAAACTAACAAACTCTGTAGTGTCCGTGAAAGTAGCTGTTTTAATAACACTTGTGGTATTGTTTGGATAATATTTAAATTCTAATTTCATATTTAGAGATCCTGCTTGATTTTGTATATCAGGTATTAATTTTTGTACAAAAAGTATGTCATTACCTTCTCCTATTTCCACAGAACCTGATTTGACGAAAGCAGTCATAGCTACTCCGTCTGCATCATTACCTGTTTCGTGTAAAAATATCTGTGTCGCTCCATCAGTCAGACCTGAAATTGTTTCATTATTGGCCGTGGTTGTTGGCAAGTAGTCCGAAGCTACAGGATTTTCATATACTTCTCTATCAATCCAAGTTGTTCTATCTAGCGTTCCAGTCCACCAAGTTTGTTCTAAATAATTATAAGCAACAATTGCATTAATTGTGTCTGATCCTGTTCTAGGATAAAACCACATAATCTCATTAAATTCACCGTTATGCCCTGCGAAAGCATTTTCTGATCCTGTCACATTAATATTGTTAAAAATAAATTGTTCTACCGTGCAAGGTAGTTTTTTGACTGTACCATCAAAGAGAAAGAATGAGTCCTGAGACATCCAATAACTTACACCATTAATATCAAGACCCGCGTGCATACCTATAATACCACAGTTTTGACCTAACTGTCTAAGTCCAAAAGTAAAAGGTGGACCTATAAACTGTAATGAATGTAGAGAGGTATCTGTCCAAACAAGTATTTGACCTCTTGATCGCTCTGCGGCCACGATTCGTGATCCATCAGCAATACGCAGAGAACCTGCTGTATTTTCTGCTGTAGGCTGATATGTCGTAATGTCTTCTTGATTAGAAAATCTAATTAATAAATCATCCTGTGAATTTGGAGTGCCTATCGTATTCTCTGTACCCATAAAAACTAAATGTCGATCAGGTGTAGAAACTAAACTTATTCTTGATGCTGTAGGAGCACCAGATATTGCCGCTGCTCGTGTGCTTACACCTGTTGAAGTATCCCATTGAAATGCTCCGCCATTTAAAACAGTTGCAACTAAATCTTCACCAAAGTTATCTAAAGACCACTGTCTTGCCTCTAGTGTTACGTTTGAAGTGGTTGAAGGTGTACCCCATGTGCTTGAACCCCAAGTATCTGTACCCCAACCAAATGCAGAAGTAGAAATTTCTGGTCCTATTGATATCTGATACTTAGCATTTCCACTACCACCTCCACTTGCAGTAGATCCTGAAGCAGCCGAGCCAGTAGTGACTACGTAAGCATTATTATTTGCCACTGAAGTCACTTCAAATTCTTTATTCATATCAAGACCATCAATAGCAGAAAAGGAATCAAAGGTAACAAAATCACCTTTTATTGCTCCATGAGCTGTATCAGTTACTACGACTGAAGTTGTAGCATTTGTAGTAAAGGGATTAGTGAGAGCTTGTGTTTCTCTTATAGGTGTGATGTCATAAGCTAGACCTTCTTCAATTATATAAAGCTTTCTATCCGTGCCCACTGCATTATATCGTGTGCCATCTAAAGCTACCCAAGCATGCATATCACGTGCAACACCGACCAATGTTGTAGCTATAAACTTTTCCCACCCTTTTATTTTTTGGGGTGATCCTTGAAAAAAGCGCACATTATCACCATCCGTCCACTTGCCTTCGCCTGTGTAATCGGTGACTTCCTTATTAATACCAGGTGCTGGTCTAAAATTTACTAGGGGCATGTCGCCAATATATATAAATTAGTCTTTTTTAGCAACTAAAGACCCAACATGACCTTTAAATGCTCTATTTCCAAAGTGAGTCAAAGGCATTGCTAAGTCAGCCCAAATTTGACCACCACATTCTTGCCATAAACGAGAAAAATAATAGTCTTCAGATAAGTATCTTACTTGTTCACCTCCTTGTGGCATCTTAGTTTTATAAGGTCCAACTGCAAATAAGTCATAACAATTATCAGATTTATAAGAACCACCATTAACAATTTGATCAGACTGATACTTTCTTTCAGGAAACTTTTTCATCATAGTCTTAAATACATGTCTTTGAACAAGCATCATTCCCGTTGCTGCCTCTTGAACTGGAAAAAAACCTTGCTCTCCTTTGATATTTTCTGGATTATCAAAATTAACATTATACCCTAGTGATTTTGCCTCTATTTCAAAATTATCTGCATTAGGGTTTTCTTCTAATATTTTTTTAATTTTTTCTAAGTGGAGATGTTTTCTTGGATATATACCACAAACTATATCTTTATCAGCACAAAGCAACCTTTCGATATTTTGCCAAGTAAAACCAATGTCTGCATCTATAAACAATAAATGTGTTGCTACGAAGTCTTGTTGATCAAACATCATAGAAACGATTGTATTTCTTGCACGAGTGATAAGGCTTTCATTTCCCATTGTTTGTATCCTTAAATGTACATTGTTTGCAACTGTCCACGATTGTAATTCAAGCAATCCATGAAGAGTGCTTTCTGTCAACATGCCACCATACATTGGCATACCTAAAAACACTTTAAAATTTTTATTTTTTATTTCTTCTGGTTTGATCATTTTTCTCCTTGCTCTATTTAAAAAAAGGTCCTGTAAGCCACGTTACAATAGATCTTCTAATACCTGATGTAACAGGTTCAACTCCATGTAAAAAGAAAGATGGAAATATTAATACATCCCCTGGATTTTGAGAGGGATATATTCTATCTTTACCAATTTGCAAAAACATTTTTCCACCTTCAAAATCATTATTAAGAAAAAGAATAATAGTTAGTTTTCTTGTTTGGTCATCTCTTTCAGTAAAGATAGTATCTATATGTTGTCCAAAATGACCATTTTTATCATATTTTAAAAATTCTGATTGATTGGAATGTGTTATGTTAAATTTCCAAGTGTGATGATTACCGTTTAAACCAATTCCTGTTAAGGTAGCTCCAACACCTTGATCAATCCTAGCTTCAATTCTTTGTGTATCTCTTAATGTCTTGTCAAGCCTATTACCTGCAAGAAGTGCATCATGTATTTCTGATGTATGACTTTCAAAAGAAGTAATAATCTTATTACAAGAGTCTAAAGAAAAAGCATTTTCTTTGACTAGAAAAATACCCTCAGATGTAAATTGAGATTTATCCTTAACAGTTTGACCTGTGCCATCTAAAGCATCGTGATGTTGAAGCTTTTCTCTTTTATCATATTTCCATTCTGCATTAGGTCCTTCTGCATCAACATAATGTACAAACACTTGTGCTTGCCATTCTCCTTGAGTGTATTTCTCTCGCCAATGATATAACTCCTCGCCTTTATAAACAACGGCATCTCCTACTTGCATATCTATTTTTTTACAATTTTTTTTATCTTCATCATAACCCATGTAGATAGGCCATTGATCACCTTTAAATCCTAAGTTAATTGTTGCACTTACTTCACAAGATGGTCTATCTCGATGAATTTTTAACTCGTCACCAGGTGCGTACCAACGAGCATAAGCGTAAGTGGGATATAATTTTTTTCCTGTAGCTTTCTCTATGCTAGGAGTTAATTGCTCTAAAAGAGAATCAAAAAGAGCGGAGTGTCCTAAACTATAGGATAAAGGACATTGTTCATCCCCTATTTTTACCTCACCATTTTTTATATACTTTTGAAACTCTAAAACATGTTGAGCACATGAAAATTTATCTAAAAAATCTTCTAGATAAACATATCCATTTGTCTGGAATAATTCTTGAGAACTCATTTCTATGAGTTATATAATATCCTAATTGTGTAAGAGATCAATGTTTAAGAAGGTTCTGCTGCGTTTGTAATTGTTTTTATTGTATTATCTGATGTGTCAAAGTAATTAGCAGTTATGTCTAAATCTGAAGCACAGTCAACCCAATGTAGAGGACTAGCAACTTCAAACTCAGTTTCACTTATTTGAACTATACGACAGCCGTTTGAAATATCCGAATTAACTGAAATTTGAGTTGTTCTTCCATCAACTGTTTCTGAAGTCCAAGAAGTAATTTGTTGAACTTTTTCGTTTGGAGATATTAAAGCTTTCATTATACAAACTCCTCAACAATTACAGCACCGGCACTTCCAGTTCCTTCATTACCATTAGTTCCACGAGCACCTCTTCCACCATTACCATATCCAGTTCCATCATTCCCAGTTAAACCACCATTAGAAGAAGGAATTCCAGGAGGAGCTAAAGGCGTACCACCACCATTACCATACTGATATGTTTTAGCTAAAAATGCAGCGGCTCCACCATAAGTTGGTTGTTGATCATGTTTCATGCCTGCTTGACCATCGTAATTTTCATCGCCACCAGATCCTGAACCTCCTGGGCCTTCAGGACCTGCTGAAACGTTTGGAGCGGGACCACCATTACCCCCTGCTGTTGCAGAAAGTAAAGATCCAAAACTATTTGTTCCTGGGCCTGCGGTTACTGAAACGGGACCGGGAACTTCTGGAGATTGAAGAACTTCAAAGGCTATGCCTCCACCACCTCCACCACCGCCTCCGCGATCTGGATTTGTACATGTTCCACCATTTCCACCTGCACCATACACAGTTACTCTAAGAGCTTTTAAAGAAGCAGGAGGAGCATAAGTAGCAGGAGAAGTGTAAATTGTTTTGGTGTAACCACCACCGCCGCCTGCATCTCCAAATTCGAGAGCACTTGCGCCTGAATTAACCTTAATGACTTGACCAGCACTTCCAATAGAAGTTAATCCTGTTCCACCTTTAGAAGTTGGAACTGTTGGTAAACGAGCGTCAGCAACTGTTCCTGAACCAAGATTAGTTGCGTTAAGGGCAGTTAAATTTACTCCAGAGGCTGCAGGTAAAGTTGCAGGGAAACGAGCATCAGGTAAAGTTCCTGAAGCAACATTACTTGCGTTTAAATTTGTTAAATTGGCACCTGAAACTTGTGGAAGAGTCCCACTTAAAGACCCTAAATCTGTAGATGAAATAATCTCTACATTATAGTTGGATGCGCCATCACAAAATACTGTTGTCTTTGCACCTTGCGTAATTGCAATACCATTTGCTGTATGGCCTGTTGCCGCGATTGTTAAAGTTTGAGATCCAGAAGTATTATTGAAAAAGTTATATTCGCTTTCTACTGCAGGAATAAATACAACAATATCGCCTGTTAAAGCGCCTGTTAATTCTATAGTTTTATTGGATGATTCAGCTGTGTCTGATGCATTAGCTGTTGTAAGTGTTATATTTGCTGAACCAGCAACTGATTTAGCTAAATAACCTGCTGCAAAAGCGTCTATAACTTCTAAATTGTTATTGGTATTTGTGCCCCATGTATTAGCATTAGCGCCAGTGGCCATTATTTCTAATTTAAGTCTATCTGAATATGTACTTGCCATGTTTATACCTCTCTAAAATATAACTTTTTTAAGTTTTTAAGCAACAATTTTTAAAGCCCCTACTGCTAATTTTTTATTACCTGAACTAGGTTCTCCCCAGTGCCATATACTACTTGGGAAAAACACTATTTTACCTTTTTCAGGTTTTATTTTTATCACTTCATCGTCCATTTGAAAACAAGTATTTCCGTCCTCAGAATCTTGTAAATAAGCAATAAATGAATAATCCTCAGTTTTTTGATGATCGTGAGGTTTTTCAAAACCTTTATTAAAGAAGTGTAAAAGATGTATATGAAATAAATCAAGTTTCTCCTCATAAGGAATCACAGGCTCAATTTCTTTTTTTAATTCAAGGCAAGTTTTAAATTTAAATATATTACCTGTGTGATATGCATTTATAGAGCAAACATCTCCTGTTGTTGCCATATTTAAATCAGGTCTTAATAATTTAAAATACTCTAGTGTTTCTAAAAATTTATTTACTGTCTCTTCAGATAATTCTTTATGAATTATGCTGCGTCTACTTCTGTCCATGTATTACTTGCTCCTGTTGTTATGCCTGTCCATGTATTACTTGCTCCTGTTACTACATTTGCCCAAGGTGTTGCAAATGGGTTTCCTGCGACTATTGATAAATCAAGACCAGTCACATTGACTGTGGCCCCTCCTGTGGTTGTTGTCGTTCCTTCAGCAAAAGATAAGGCTACTGTTGAAACGCTTACAATAACGCCTGTACCTACCTCTACAGTTTCGGTGCCTAAAGTAGTACTCATACTTAGGCTACCTAAAGTTACCAAAGCGTCAGCTTCTGCAACAGCAGTGCCTAAAGCTGAGGTCATCGTAACTGCTGAAGGATCTACCTGTGTGAATATTTCAATAGTAGGAGTTCCTATAGCGAAGTCTAATTGATCGGAAGGTGCTATTACTGCAGCACTTCCTTCACCAGAAACAGTG